TGCTCAAACAGAGTCAATAACAGGCGCTAATGCAGGAACAGCTACTGGAGCAGTGTATTTTAAAACAATATCAGGTATTTCAGCAGTTGGCAATCCAGCAGGTAATGTTTCATCAGGAGTTAACACTTCAGCCGCAGATGTTATATTTGCAGGAAGAAGTAGACTTAAAGGAATTTATTTGACTAGTACAGCAACCGCAGGTACTGTTGATTTCTTAAACACTTCTCCTTCAGGAACAAGTATCATGGGATTAAGTTCTGTAGGAGATGCTGATGCAACAAGAGACGTAGTAATACCCTCTGATGGTGTAGTGTTTGATGATGGAATATATATCGAATACACTGTGTCAACGTTTTTAACAATGACGGTATTCCACGCATAATATAAATGGCAACTTCAGGTACTCGTGCATTTAGTTTAAATGTAGCGACCGCAATAGAGGAAGCATATGAGCTTGCGGGGTTAGAAGCCCGCACCTCTTATGACGCAATAACTGCTAGACGTTCTTTAGATATAATGTTTGCAGATTGGTCTAACCGTGGCGTTCAGATGTGGGAAGTAAATAAACAAACCCAAGTTCTTACAAAAGGCTCTAATGAGTATACTTTAAATTCTTACGATATTGATATATTAGATGCGTACATTGAAAGGACGACTAACGGCATTGTTACGGATTATCAATTAACCAGGATTGATCGTAACGAGTATATAAACATCCCAACTAAGGCAACCCAAGCTAGACCAACTCAATTTTGGGTAGAACGATTAACAACACCTGTTGTTCACCTATATCCTACCCCCGAGAATTCAACAGACAAACTCGTTTACTATTCTTGGCAAAGAATACAAGATGTTGGAACTTCTGTTAATGATCCCGACATACCTAGTCGTTTTATACCTTGTTTAGTTTCGGGATTAGCCTATTATTTATGCATAAAGAAAAACACTCAAAAGTTACCAATAATACAAGCTTTGTATGAAAAAGATTTATTAAATGCTTTGCAATACGACGCAGATAGATCTTCTGTTCATTTAGTCCCAACTAGGGGATATATGTAATGGCGTATGCCAGTGGTAAACACGCAAAAGCTATTTGTGATAGGTGTGGGTGGCAATACCCGTATTTGTCTTTAAAAACGGAATGGAATCATGCTCGTGTGTGTCCTGAATGTTTTGAAATTAAACACCCTCAATTAGAACCAATACAAGTTCCTGTTGATTCAGAAGTTTTATGGAAACCTAGACCTGACGTACCGTCTCCTCAGTCTCAATTAGGAAGAGTTACTACAACAAATTTATCCACTACTTTAATAAGTCAAACAGGAACTAATGCGATGGTCTTTAGAGACGATCCTAATATAGGTAGTAAATTCAGCGGAGAAGAGGCATCAGGAGCATTAGGTGACTTAACAGTGAGTACAAGCTAATGGCAGGATTTACAAAAAGCGGGTTAACCACAGCAATTCAAAATTACATGGAAAACACGGAAACTACGTTTACCGCGACTATTCCTACGTTTATACAACAAGCAGAAGAAAAAATATTAAAGGCAGTTCAGTTACCTGTGTTTCGTAAAAACGTAACGGGGGATGGTACAGCGTCAAACACTTATCTTCAAATGCCCAGTGATTTTTTATCTCCATTCAGTTTAGCTGTATTAGACTCAAGCAGTAACTATACTTATCTTTTGTTAAAACATGTCTCCTGGATCAGAGACTACACCCCCGCTGCGGCTACAACAGGAGAACCCCTTTACTATGCGGAGTTTGACGAAGCAACATTTATCTTAGCTCCAACACCTAATTCAAATTTTACATTCGAATTACATTATTTTTACAGACCAACTTCTTTAACTTCTGAAGCAGATAGCGGAACAACATGGTTAGCTACAAACGCATCTAATACTTTATTATATGGATGTTTACTCGAAGCTGCTATTTTTATGAAATTAAATCCACAAGAGATTATGTTATATGATCAAAAATATCAAGAAGGATTAGCTCAATTAAAAATGTTAGGGGAATCTAAAGCTGTTAGGGATGAGACTCGTTACGATAATTTACGAGTTTCTCCTCAAAACCCACCACAACAACAATGATAAAAGAACCTATACCTGAATTAAAAGGAAAAAACATAGCTTTAGTTGCAATGGGGCAAAGTCAAATTGATTACCATTTAGCTAAAACACATAGTTTAACCTTCGATGAAGTTTGGGCTATCAACGCTATGGTGGGTGTTTTACCTGAAGTAGACAGAGCTTTTATTATGGACCCAATGAGTCGGTTTTTAGATACGGAAGACGCTGGCACAATGACACCGATGATGAGGAATCGATTACCCCAGATACAATACCCAGTATACACGTGTGAGTTAGACAAAAGAGTTCCTTCAGCAGAAGAATTTCCTTTAAATGAATTAGTGGGAGATCTAGGTTGTGCTTATTTTAGCAACACTGTTGCATACGCTATAGCTTTTGCTCTTTGGAATAAAGTCAGTCATTTAACTGTGTTTGGTGTAGATTTCACCTATAAGGGGAATATGCATTTTTCTGAGGCAGGCAGGGCTTGTTGTGAGTTTTGGCTATCTAAATGCATAGATCGGGGTATTGAGGTTTCAATTGCTCCTCGTTCTAATTTATTAGACACAGACGTAGAGAACCAAAAGAAACTGTATGGCTACCATCGTTTAAAAGATCCATTTATTACTTTCATAAAAGATGATAAAATGCAAGCTTGTAGGTGGTCAGAGGTAGAGAAAGAAAAACAAGAATTTGTAGGAATGATTGGAAGAGAAGATTTAGAATTTAACGCACCCGAACCAACTAAATACTAATGCAAACAGAAGAATTTATATCAGGATTAGGTAACGTAGGTGTTACCACAACAAACCACAGGGGTCACACTATAGAAGAAGTAGCCGATATGGCAACAGCTAAAATAGTTTCTGTCAGCGACGACGCTCCTGCACCCATTAGGGCTCAAGCTCATGCGTTTAAAAATGCATGCAAAACAGTTATTATGTACTATATGCAAGAAGCGGTGAAAAACCATATGTGTACAGTGTGTAATCAATTAGAACAACAAGGTCATAAAGACCTAGCAAATATTATAAGGAGACTATAATGGCTATAACACAAGCAATGTGCACAAGTTTTAAGAAAGAACTTCTAGAAGCTAAACATAATTTTTTAGCATCTGGGGGCAACAGTTTTAAATTAGCTTTGTACACAAGTTCAGCAACAATGAGTGCAGCAACAACAGCGTTCACTACAACTAACCAAGCTAGTGGAACCAATTACACTTCTGGTGGAAATGCTTTAACAAATGTTAACCCAACAAGTTCTGGAACAACAGGGTTTACAGACTTTGCAGATTTAACTTTTGGTACAGCAACTATAACTGCTAGAGGTTGTATGATATATAACGACACCAATGCTGATCGAGCGGTAGCAGTATTTGATTTTGGGGGAGATAAAACATCTACTGCAGGTAGTTTTACTATATCTTTTCCAACAGCAGATGCAAGTAACGCAGTAATAAGAATAGCATAATTTAGCTTATGGCTAATATTAACGGTTGGGGGCGTGGAACTTGGGGGCAACTGACCTTTGGAGAGCCTCTTCCTGTTAATGTAACTGGTGTTGCGGGAACAGCAGCAGTTGGAGCAGAAACAGTTTCTTGTGATGCTAATGTATTTCCTACAACAGTCGTAGGAACAGGAGCGGTCGGTACTCTTATAGCTTCAGGTATAGCTATAACAGGTGTTTCAGGAGCAGCTTCAACAGTAGGTCTAGGTGACGAAACCGTAAGTTGTGATGCTAATGTCTATCCAACTACGGTAGCCGCAACAGGGGCTGTTGGAAGTGTCAGCACTATTACTGACAACGTACTTTCTATAACAGGTCTTGCAGCAACAGGAGCAGTAGGCAGTGTTACTACTGTAGCTTCTGCTAATGTTTACCCTGAAGGTGTTGAAGCAACAGGAGCTGTTTCTAATTTAATTGTTTGGGGTTTAATAATTCCTGGTCAAACTGCAAACTATAGTGCTATAGCTACAGGACAAACAACTAACTGGGAAGAAGTTGCTTAACTAATATAGAAAAAGAGAATATAATCAATTCACCATAGAGGAAAATAAATGGCTAGTACATATGTAAATGACCTAAGACTTAATGAAATGGCTACTGGAGATGGTAGCGGTACTTGGGGAACAACAACGAATACAAACTTAGAATTGATTGGTGAAGCACTGGGTTATGGCACAGAAGGCATAACCACCAACGCTGATACGCATACCACCACAGTAGCAGACGGTGCTACTGATCCCGGCAGAGCTATGTATATTGAGTACACAGGAACACTGGATTCAGCCTGTACGATAACAATAGCTCCCAACACACTTAACAGAGTTCACTTAATTGAAAATGGTACAAGTGGCTCTCAAAACATAATTATTTCTCAAGGTAGTGGT